CTATGCTTCGTTACCCTGTTTTGTTTGTTTGTCTTTCTCGGCGCACTTCGCGCCGGTTCTTTATGCATCTTATTAAACACATCATCAGTAAAGTATGTGTTTATCTTTCTGTTGTTATGTACCCACATTAGGTACTCTGGGTCTATCACTGTTACTGAATTAACATCACGACCTTGGTATCTACCAAAAGTAATGATGTCATTCAAGCTACGCCATACAGTTGCCATTAGCAGTTAGGTATCTTTAATTCAGGCATGTATGTCTTTATGTGATTATAAGCATCCATCTGACAAGGATAGTATAGCATATCACCATACGTACAGTCAGAGTTTAAATAATACATTTTTATATTATCCATATTAGTCTCCATTAAGTTTATTATCCTCAGCTTGTACAACCGCTAGTGCCCCAACAAAGGAAAGCATTATAGTTATACTTGCTATCATAATTAGTCTTACGTCTATATTGACGCCAAAAGCTACAAGTATCATAGCTCCACATAGCACTAGTACTGAAACTATCATTAGTGCAATACATACCTTGAACAGTTCATGTAATATTTTCATAGTTTTTATGTTGTTTAAAGGATCGCTTTAGTAATCCCAAAGAGCCGTGCCGCCAAAGGCGGCTAAGGCTCTTACACTCGGATTTCCCTATATGTCTATAGTTAGTCCTACTGCTTTTGTTTTGTCCTTCCAAAGCTTCACGGAATACTTAATACCGTTTCGGGTGTTTACCTGGTCAGGTTTAGTGATACTGCCTACAAACCCTGTTATCTCTTGAAGCTTTTCGAAGGCTTGTCTAGCCCTGTCTGCTAACTCTGGTGTGTCTACTAACGTAGATAAGTTTGCAGTTTCAAATACTTCTGGGTCTATTCGGCTAGACAAACCATCTAACCCGCTTGACAGCATTGTACGTAGTCCTTCATCTTCACGTGAAGTCATCCATGTCTCTGTTACTTGCTTAGTAAAAGGGTTAGTGTATACTGCTTTTGCGTTTAAGTTTATTGTCATTGTACTCATATCAATTCTCCATATTACTTATAATTATTGTTACGGCAGCTAGCAGTATAGAATTTTCAACGAAAATTCATACCGTACTACCATATTATAACCCGGTAGGGTTGTAGTATATCGTGTAAATACATTGGATAACAAATTTTGGACATACACTAAATCTTGCTATATTTGTTTTTGATTATTGTATAATTGTATTGTTTTCTATTGTTCATACTTATTAGATACTGTCATTGACTTGACGGTATCTTTTTTTTTATTTATACTTTACTCGTTGACACGATTGAAAACGTTGCCAGGTAATAGTTGACCCAAGCAGATGAGAATCCATAGTATCAAGGCCTCGCAACATGACATAATTGGGGAATCCTACCCAGACCAAACAATTATGATCACCTTATTGGTTGTAGGTTAGACCAACATTACTAATAATTGTCGACTAAGAGGTTAAGAAACACCTCTAATGGCTTTTCTATATCTACTTGTTATTAAAACTTATTGTAACTAGATTTATGCAATAGCGAAACAAACTCACTTTTCCTAAAGAAAATGAGGGAGTGAGCGTTATATTGTTTTATGCAATAGCTGTGGTGCTCTGCCAAGGGGCGGCGCACCTAATTATTAATTAATATTATTATTATGCCTACTATAGATAACATATATAAACAGTTAATAGAAGAAACTCAGGAAAAAATTAACCTGTTTGCTATTAACAACAATAGACATGGACAACAAACACAAATTGAAGTACTAAATGCTGTTAAAATGTTGTATGAAGCTCACAAAAAAGCTTCTACTAAGAAAACTTCAACTAAAAAGACTGTAAAAACAGCTAAAAAAGACTAGTTTGGAAACTATTAAGAGAAAATTTCGAAAAAAAAATATCTCTTGCCCTATTTATACCCCAGATGAGGTAAAAGAAGTACAAAAAACAGGTATATCTTTTATTCATTGGCAGAAAGCTAGAAAAAAGGGTGAATATGTAGTTGATGACGCTGGTTATGGAAGCAAAGTACTAGATGTTATGGGCCCCTACGGGCCCAATGGCAAACCTAAAACACGTTATGTAGTATATTTAGCATATTGTAGAGCATTTACTCCATCAAGAATGCTAATAAACTATGAAAACTATAAAGGAAAAGGTGATTATTACTCTACTATGGCTGATGACTGGGCAGGTAGAGAGAAAAAAAATAAACGTACTAAACAGGCTGTATCATTATATGCCTCGGTTATGCTTGAAAAAGGTAGGGCTACAGAAGAAGACCTAGAAATAATAGGCCGTATATACCGACCTGATCAAAAAGAACCTAAAAAGACGTTTAAAAGATTACTTAAGAACCATAAAATAAAAATGATGGTAGCAGAAGAGCTAAAAAAACTACTTAGTGAACATGGTATAACAGAGGGAGAAGTTATATCTAACTATAAAAACATTATGGAGGATGCCTATAATAACCGTCAGTTTGGCGTAGCTAAGAATGTAAATGATATATTTGCAAAAATGCTACATATGGATGGCGGTACAGTACCTAATAAACCTGCATTAACTGGCGCTACTGCTGATGACGATTTAGCTGCCTTACTTCCTTCTGATGAATCAGTAGATTCTATGGAGGAAATGGATGATTCTGAGTTTATAATAGAAAATACCGAAGAAAACTTTGTTTATGAGCCAAAATCAGACTACTAAAAAACCTTCCTGTTGGAATTGCAAGTACATGCATAGAAGTAATACTAGAAATGTAAGTACATATGAATGCATGAACACAGATTCTAGAAAATACTTAAAAAGTAAAGGATATGACTATATTCCTGAGGCAGTTATGTTAAGAGGATGCAGTAAATGGGTTGATTACATGACTAAAGACAGTAAAAAACCTAAAGAAGATAATCAAAGAGGAATGTTTTGAGTGTTCGTCAAAAATTAATGGATCAGTTCTCCAAAGACATACTGTTTTTTGGAAAGACAATACGCCCAAAAATATTTGAAGTGCAATCTCCTAAGTTTCATAAAGAAATAGCGGCGCACTTGCGCCGACAAGAGTATCAATTTATGAATATTATAGCTCCTCGTGGTTTTGCTAAAAGTACGCTGGTAGCTTTTATGTATGTATTATGGCATATGTTTGTAGAAGACTACGCTAATAAAAGAAAACAACAGCCTAAAGTCGTTGTATTAGTATCTAAGTCTAGGCCTCACTCTATAAACCTGTTGTCTACTATAAAAAATGCGTTAGAACACAGCCCTAATTTTAAACGAATATTTGGATATTGGGGTGAACATAGCGCTAGAATATGGCGGGAAGATATGATTGTACTAAAAAATGGTACAACTATTGTGTGTAGAGGTATGGGTACGCAAATACGTGGCATAAATGTCGACTCTATGAGGCCTACATTAGTGGTTCTTGATGATGCGGAAGATGAAGAAAATACTAAAACAGACATGGCCATAGACCGAAACCGACGATGGTTTCTACAAGCGTTAGTGCCTATGATAAAAAGAACGCATCCTAGAGGCAGAATAGTAAACATTGGTACACCACAACATCAATCTTGTTTGGTATATACGCTAAAAAATATGCCTAAAATGTGGAAGACGTTGCATTACAGTGCTATAATAGAAGAAGAAGGGCAAAAGCCTAGATCTATATGGCCAGAAATGATGAGTTTAAAAGATTTAAATACCCTTAGAGATGAAATGGAAAAGATTGGTAAGTCTTCTTCTTTTTACAGAGAGTATATGTGTCAGGTAGTTGGGGACAATGATAGTCTTGTAAACTCAGAACAGTTACGATTTTGGGATGGATCTGTACACCGTAGCCCTGGTGGGCGTTGGGCAATAAATGTTACACACAAGGGTATAACGGGTGATGAAAAATTAGAAAAATCAGAGTCTGTTCCTGTATTTGTATTTATGGGGGTTGACCCTGCGTCAACATTGTCTACTCGAAGTGACTTTAGTGTAATATTTATTATAGGCGTTGACGCCGATAAGAACATATACTGTTTAGACTATTTTAGAAAACGTGTAAAACCAATGCAGTTAGCACACGCTATTATAGAAAAGTTTGAAACGTGGCAACCTGAGCGAACTAGAATAGAAAGCGTTGGTTACCAGGATATGATTAGAGATTATCTTAGAACAGAATACCAAGAATATATACCTGGTTTAGAAATAAAACATAGCCCTAGAAGTTCTAAATCACATAGGTTAGAAAGCCTGCAGCCCATGTTTGCAAGAAACAAAGTATTTCTAAAGAAAAACATGCATGAATTTTGGGATGAACTACTACTTTATCCTAGAGCTGCGCACGATGATACGCTCGATGGTTTTTATTATGCGCAATTAAAATGTTACGGACCTACTGAAGGAACATCTTATGTTGAGCGTCAACATATGGATAATGAGCTTAAACACTATGATTTTCACTATGAAGAAGAAAATGCATCTACAGATGATTGGCTTCTTGCGTAATACTAAAAAAAAGACGTAATTTCAAATATGAAATATAATAAGAGGTCAGGAACATACGGTTACAGTGAAAAACACCCAGAACTGTTTAATGAAGAGCTATGGAGAGAGTATAGTTCTGCCCAGTTAGAATGGAAAACAGGCGCTGATGAAAACGAAATGTTCTCAGCAGGCGTGCAATGGACTGAAAATCAAATTGATTTATTAAAAAAGCGTGGTCAGGGCGCCGTAGTCATAAACGCTATTACATGGGCTACCGAGCAGCTCAAGGCCATGCTTACTGCTAACAAGCCTAGATTTTCTGCTACAGCTAGAGAAGACTCTGATAGAAAGATGGCTGCTGTATTTACAAATCTTATGCAGTATATGTGGCAGATATCTGATGGTAACTCAGAATTAAAACAAGCGGTGCAAGATTATGCTGTTATGGGTCGTGGTGTTTTGTATACGTATGTTGATCCTTATGCCAATAGTGGGCGTGGTGAAGTTAAGTTTAAAAGTATTGACCCTAGGGATGTGTATCCTGACCCGAATACAAAAGATTATTTATGGAGAGACGCAGCGCATTGCCTGTTAGTATCGTATAAAACAGAAGATCAAATACTTAACATGTACCCTGAATTTGATATGAAGGGTGCAATGCCGCATGACGAGGAAAGGACAAATGATTCTAATAGAGTACCTCAACAAAATCAAGTATTTTCAGGAGATGTAGACGATGCTAATGTAAGTATATATAGGATTATAGACCGATATACTAAAGGGCAAGTCAAAGTTCATCACATCATGGACCCGTATGCGAATGAAGAATACGAAATGATGGAAGATGAGTATAAAGAATATATTAAAAAGCCAGCCATAAGTATGGGTGGCACAATAATGACTGAAGATTCTGAGGTTAAGAATGCATTAACAACAATAAATAGCACTGGTAATTTAGAAGCCACTGGACCTGATACGTATCTATATCAAGCTGACCCACAAATGAATCCTGAAACAGGAGAGATGGTAGAGTCTCAACCTGTAATGGTTAGCGTAATGAATATAGAAACTTTAATAAACAATGGCACTATTGCTGACCGAAAAATAATGGTTACCAGGGTACACCAATGCATTACTATTGGTGATAAATTATTGTACAAAGGATACCTGCCCACATCGGAATATCCAATTGTTCCATTAAATAATATGTGGAACAGGACTCCTTATCCTATTTCTGACGTTACCATGGTTAGAAGCCTGCAGGAAATGATAAACAAACTAAATAGTTTGATTGTTGCTAATGCCGCATCTTCCACTAACCAAAAAGTTTTACTACCTAGGGGTTCTCAAGATAAATCTAGGATAGAGGCTGAGCTTAACAAGTCTGGATCTACCGTTATTGAGTATGATGCAGATATAGGTACTCCCGTTATATTTGGTGCACAATCTTTTCCTAATGCATTATTTAGCCAAGTACAAATGTATGTTCAAATGATAGAACGACAATTTGGTATTTACGCTATTATGCAGGGTGACGCATCGGTGGCACCTCAAACATTCAAGGGCACTATAGCCATGGATGAGTTTGGTCAACGCAGGATAAAAAGCAAAAAAGATGATATGGAGTCTAGTATCAATCAGCTTGCTAAGGTTATGCTTGATTATGCTAGATCTGTGTATAAAGAAGAAAAAATTATACGTATAGTAGAGCCGAATAACGCAGTTACAGAAGTAGCTATGAACTCTATAAAGTATGATGATTTAGGTAGGGAGATATCTAAGTTTAATGATATAAGCCAAGGTGTTTACGATATTATTGTAGTTGGTGGGTCTACACTTCCCTCTAACCGATATGCTCAAATGGAGTATTACATGGAGATGTATAAAAATGGACTTATTGACCAAGTAGAGGTTCTTAAGAAAAGTGAAGTTGTTGATGTTGAGGGTGTGCTTGAACGATTTGGTTACATTAGGCAGCTTGAGGGTCAAATGCAACAACTACAAGAAGAGGTTAAAAAATTACGTGGTGACCTACAGACAGCCGAAAGAGAAGAGGTACACGCTAAGAAAAGACTTGAGGTTGAAAAGTTTGCTTCTGGTCTTGATTCTATTAAAAATAGAGCTGATGCTTCTAGGGCTATACAAGAAATGCAAATGAAGCAAGATATTGAAAAACTAACTGCTATTCCTTCTGGAACCCAAAGTCCTATGGACTTGCTGGGGCTAGAACAGAATGAGCAACAATAATAACTAATAATTTATCTTATGGATAATACCAACACACAAGTATCTGATGCTGCAAGTTCAGGAAATTTTTTAAGCATGTTCAACGAATCTGCTGGAGATACTCCTGAGCCGACAATTGGAGAAGATGTGCAACTCACTTCCCCTGAAACTATTGATATAGCGAAATCTGAACAGGTTCCCGCAAAAGATTTGGATCAAGGTGGAAATACGGACAGTGGTATACAGGCTACTACTGAGGCTAAACAAGACCCAGAGCGTATGCAGTTCTGGCAATCAAGAGCTGATAAATATAAATCAGAACTTGATGCTCTTAGGTCTCAGGAACCAGTGCTTAAATATTTGTCAGAAAATCCTGATAAAGCATCTCAAGTATATGATGTGCTTTTAGACAAGGGTTCCTCTGAACAAGTAGGACCAAGTACTCCTGTACGACCTGACCGACCACAAAAGCCTGCAAACTACAACCACGAAGACGCTATTGCGGATCCTACTAGCGAATCGTTTAAGTATAAGCAGTCTATGGATGAATTCCAGCTACAACTTATTGAATATCAAGATGAGGTGACTTCATATAACGAAACAAAGCAACGCAACGAGCAAGCGAAAGCTGCTCAAGTACAACAACAGCAAAAGGCATTACAATCTGCTATGCAAGAAGCTGTATATGTACACGGTCTAGATATGAAGGATGCACAAGAATTTGTTTCTTGGGCGCAAAATCCTAATTATGGAATGGACACGCTTATTCAGGTATATAAAGCACAAAGAGGCGCTAATGCAGCGGCTCAAAATAAAGCTCAAACGATAAATCAACGAGTGCAAGCTGTAGTTCCTCCTGTCGTCAATGGCAGTAATGTAAACGTACAGCAACAAGCAGAGCCTGAACCTACAGATGGCGAAGCTTTTATGGCAGGAATGTTTAATTATGCTAAAGGGCGGCGATAACTATAATTCAAACACCAAACAAAAGGTGATTTAAAATGGCTAAAGCGCTATCGACTGTCGCGGGTGGCAGTCAGGCTGGCATTTTGTTTGATGAACGCCGTGATTTCTATCTGCCTGATTCTTATACTAAAGAATTATGGACAGAAGTTACTCCATTCATTACCATGGTTTCTAACCTTGGATATGATAAAGTAACTGATCCAGATTTCAAGATGTTCGAGCATCGTGCTGGTTTTATCCGACAACAAATGACTCTTGCTTCTGATGGAGGTAGTACCTGGACTTCTTCTGGAGCCCCTGGAGCAACAACAACCGTTACTATTGCTCCTGCTTCTAGCAAGGGTTTACCAACCGACGCTGCTGGCGACCATTTAGTGGGGCTAGTTGTAGAGGGTTATGCTGCTAATGGCAGTTTTCTTGGTGTAGCTCGTGTACAGAGTGTTTCTTCAAACAATCTTGTACTTGTTGCTCAAGGCAATCCTCAGGCTGCTAATAATAACTGTGTTGCTTTTGCTAACAGTGCTACGTTAGAAGTTATTGGCAACGCAATTGGTGAAGGTGAAGTATCTCCTGATGCTTTTTCTGATGAACTAGAAGTAGTGTTTAACTCTACTCAAATTATGCGTACTCCAGTAGAAGTAACTGGTACTCTACGTGAAGCTGCTCTGCGTGGCTACACTGATGAGTTAGCTCGTCTTCGTACTCAAAAATCTTATGAGCACAAGATTCAAAAAGAGCGAACTATGCTTCTTGGTGTACGTGTTGGTGGTACTGGCATGGCTGCTGGAGATAACTTCTCTAGTATTCAAAACAATGCCAGTGGTAAGAAAATCCGTCAAACAATGGGTGCTCTTTCTACTGTACTTAAGTATGGTAGCAGTAGTGCTTCTGCTGCGGAGCAAAATATCCACAGTCTTGCTGAAGCGTCAGCTGACTTTACAGATATTATGACTGTTTCCGAGAAAATTAGCCAATACTTACCATCTCGTGGTAGATTCCAGGTATATGCTTCTCGTGAGTGGGTTTCTTTCCTATCTGCTAAATTCCTAGCTAACAACAACAGTGCTGGATTCCAAATCTTTAATAGTGAGAAAAATTCGTTTGGCTATAACATGAGCCTTCTTGTTACTCCTCACTGTGAATTGGAAATTTATCCAACTCCTGTGTTACGGGACAATTACTCTAAGTACGCTATTGTGATTAATCCAGATGCGATTAGTCTTAAGAAGTACAGAGAGATGCGTTATAGCACAAACATCAAAACTGAAAACGGTTATGATGGTGTTAAAGATGAGTTCTTCTCTGATGAAGGGCTTTGCATGCAGTTACAAGAAACACATCATGTGTTGAAACTAACCTAATAATATGGGGGGCCTCAAAGCCCCCCTATTTTAAATACTATGGCTACATTACAAGCAAGAATAGAAGGGCATATTGGAACGGTAACAGAAACAGTTGCTATGAATTCCGCATTACAAGAAGCTGTAAATAATCTTGTTCAGGTACTTCCTGTAGACAAAGCCATGCAGTATACTACTGAAAAAACAGCTCAGGCGGGTACGGGCATAGTTATATCAGGTAGAATATTCGATGTAAGAAATGATAATCAACCGTCAAGGCAAGTTTCTACATCTTTAGGTCAAAGAATAAAATCTGCTGGAAATACTACTATTTATAAATCTAGTGCAACATTTCCTGTTCATTGGGTATTTGGTGGAAAGGTATATGGTCATCCACAATCAGGAGGGGAAGATATAATTGCATATGTTTTAGAGGCCCCGACAGTATCTGCTTCAGATAATAGTATCGCGGGACTACCACAAGGTACAGACGAGTTATCTATACTATATGCTTGTCAACAAATATTATATAAAAGATTAAACGCACTTACAGTAACAGCTGTAGGGTCATTTCCTAATTTTGATTATTCAAGCGCCCTAGAAACATCATTAGTTAATTATACTACATTGGTGCAAGGAACTATCGCAAACACTACAGATCAGCTTAATTTACAAAAACAATTTTCTGTTATATCTCAATTAATAGAAAACGAAGAAGATGTAGAATTAGCTCAGGTTAGAATAGCAGAGGCTAATCAATATTTAGAAGGATTAAAAACTAAAGTTCAATCAGAGTCACAAACAGACACATCTGAACTACAATCTGTTGTATCTGAGTTTCAGGCAAAGCTACAAGAATTTCAAGCAAACCAAAACGATTTGTTGTCACAGATACAATACTTTGGTAACTTGTATACACAAAAACTACAACTCTTAACAGCATCAAATGACGGCGCAGAACTTAATAGAGCTGGTTCTTGACGAATCACCACTTGAAAATGCAAGTATAGCTGAAATATATTTAGACAATGCTTTAAGAGAGTTTTGTGATAGAACAGGTATACTCAGATCAAGGGCTACATTTACTACATCAAATGAAAATTTAAGACCAACTCTTTCTGGTTTTCCTACTGATGTCATAAGAGTAAGGAGCGTAGATAAAGCTGGAGTAGAATTAGTTAATACTGTACAAACTAGTTATTTAAAACAAGATAATGGATTTTGGTATATAGAATCTAATAACCCAATACAATTATATTTAGGGTTTTGGAATGGGTCTGAAGATAAAGCATTTGCAGCTTCTGAATCTTTTAACATGATATATGAAAGGTATGCTAGAAAGTTTGCTACTGCATCTAATGGCAGCGAAGATTATCAACAAGAGCCAGAAATACCAGAAAGATTTCATGAGTGCTTAGTGCATAGAGCTTGTGAAAGAGCATTTAAATTAGTTCCTGAGGTTCGTTCATATCATCACTCTTTATGGAGAGACCAGGTAAAAGAAGGCAGAAAGTATGCTAATGCTAACAATACAGATGCCACATACAACGTTAAGATATATGAGTTATAATGCCTGCATTTGGAAGAATATCAAAAGAAAGATTAAGAAGTGTACACCCTATTTTAATTAAATGCGCATATAGTGTTGTAAGAGTGTTTGATATATCTATTGCAATGGGTGTAAGGACAGCAGAAGAACAACAAGCTCTGTATGCTATAGGGAGAACAACCGAATTAGATAGGTCTCCTGTAACAAATTGTGATGGTGTAAATAAAAAATCTAAACATCAGATACGAGAAGATGGTTTATGCCACGCTATTGATGTTAATCCTTATCCTATAGATTTTAACAATAAAGAAAGATATTACTTAATGTGGGGTCTTTTTTTAGGGGTTTCTCAACCTATTCTTGAACATTCAGATTATAAATTAAGATGGGGTGGTGATTGGGATAGAGATAATGAGTTTGATGATCAAACATTTATTGACTTACCACACATAGAACTAATTAAAAAATAATATTATGGGTAAAGGAAAATTAAAAAACATACTAAAAAAAGCAGCTGTACTTGTCGGTAAAACGGCAGGTGGAAATAATATGGTAGGAGAAACGCTACACGGTGTTTTAGATTTATTGCCTGTTCCTAATCAGCCAATAGGAAGGCTTGTAGAGGCTGTATTAGCTGGAAATTGGGATGACGCAAAAGTATATGTTGGTAAAATACTTACAGTTAGAAATGGTGTTGCATTTGCAGTTACTATATTAATACTTTCTGGAATACTTACATACGAAGATGTAGTTGGTTTTTTTGATATATTAACACAAGTATTAGAGTTATTTAATTCTGCAGGCGTAGAGGCATAATTTGGCTAGAGAGCTAAAAGAGTTAAGACAGTTTGAAAAAGGTATGTATGGCCAAGCTGATGGCACAGATATACCTGATGATGCTGCTGCTTTGTGCATTAACACGGAGCCTGAAGCTCCGTATGGAACAATACGTGGTATAGCTAAAAATTCAACAGTCTTTTCTAGTCTTTCTAATTATACTAATTTTGCAGTAATGAAAGTTCTCAAAGAGAGAACTGCTAGTAACCATATTGCCGGAGTAGATTTTTCTAATAATAAGGTGGGGATCATAACTAATTACGATAACCCCGGAACCAGGCAGTATGTCAGCCAAGGAAGTATAAACCATAGTAATGTAGCTACAATTGAAACTGTAAATAACCAAGCTATTATAGGCCTTGGTAGCGGTGCTAATAATGTACCTAAGTGGATAGGTAAAGTCAATAAAGGTCAATTTGGTGACACTCCTTCTACTAATTATATAATTAAAGATGCAGACATAAAAGGGCCTCGTGTTATAAAGGTTACATTTACTGCAGCAACAAATATTTATGGTCTTGGAGATGTTCCTGTTTCTACAATAACTTTATCTGATACATCTTCTCTTCCTAGCAAAGGAGTTTTACTTGTTCCCGTAGGAACACTTTCTAACTATGATTATATAGGGCTTACTTATCGAAAAGCTTCTTCTCCTTCAAATACATTAGATATAACTTGGCCAGATGATATAGCAACAAAATATCCTTCTAGTGGTAGCCCTACTATTGGAGGCACTAATGAAACTGCTTATTACTTAGAGGTAGGTCCTGGAGTTGTAGGAAGTGCAGGAACTTCTATGTCAGGGGTTTACAATCCTACAAAAACAAGTTCTCAAAACGGTAGTAAGTATGACACAAATGCTTCCGTACCTAATAACAGTGATGCTGATAATTTTGAAGAGCAAACATTTTATAGTATAGGGGTTAGTTACATATATGATGGATATAAAGAATCTCCTATAACAAGAATACCTGCTGGTCATTACTGGTTTGGATTTGGAAACAATGTTAGCAGTTTTGAGGAGATAACATTTAAATTTTTTATACAAGGTTTTACTGATGGTATTACAAACAATACTGCATCAGAAAGAATTACTTCTATAAAATTTTACATGAACATAACGGGTTCTGAAAATGATGAAATTGGAAGTAATCAAATAAATTCATTTAGACTAATGGAAGAGTTAGCAATTACCTCTTCTATAAACTCTACAAAAACATTAACAGCTTACTCTTCTACAATAGGTGAGCAATACGATATAACTGCAGGTGCTTATGAGGGCGATTTATATACAGATGAATCTGGACTTAGCGAGTATCAGTCTTCCTCTACTCTTCATTATGGAGTTTCATGCCAACATAATTCTCAGTTGTTTGTAGGTGATGTTTATAATCCGTCTGCTCCAGATGAAAACTGGAACAACTATATAGTTAGGAGTATAGAGTTTTCTTATGATTTGTTTAACTGGACAGATGACTATTTAGTTTTGCCAAACCCAATAACCGCTATTGCCTCTCATTCAGGTAGGGTTTATGCATTTGATGAATTTAATATGTATAGAATAAATCCTGACCGGTTGTATATAGAAGATACTTTTAATGGTTTAGGTTGCTTGTCGCAACAGTCTATACAGTCTACAGAACGTGGATTGTTTATGGCTAATGACAATGGAATATATCTATATGATGGAAGGCAAGTTAATCATATATCTGTACCTGTTGATTTTATTGACTCGATAGATGGAACCGTAGATGGAGTCGTAAATGCAGATACGTTTGGGTATAAAGCCTGTGTTAAAAATAATGCGTCATTTAAACCATTATTAAGTTATGATGCTGACAAAGAATGTCTTATTGTATATGGAGAATATACGTCTGGAACTAGAAGAATATGGCTATACAGATTAAATACTAGTGCGTGGTTTGTGCAAGGATTAGTAAATTTGTTTGATAGTGTTGAAAATATACAAGCAATAACTACTTCTGCTACTAATAGCATTTTAGCTGCTTATAGTAATGGTATTTATGAACTGTTTAGAGATACTAATAGGAAGATGTACTCTTGGATTAGCAAAAAAATAAATATGGGTACTGTTACTCAAAATAAAAAGTTTAGAAAAGTATATCTTGCTGGAAATGATATATCAAACATTAATACAGTTTTTTCTATTGACGGTTCTTCTTATGCAAATGTATCTTCTTTAGATTCTTCATCTTCATCAAGTAATGGCAAGTGGATACAAATTAAAGCATCATCAACAAATGCTCATAGAAATACAGAAGTAGATCATATAGGTATCGTTTATAGGAATAGAGTTTTTCCAAAATAAAATATTGTAATGGCGGCTAATAAAAACAAAAGAAAGTTAAGGGCTCCTAAGGTTGCCGACTCTGAGTTATCCAGAGTAGTTACTGATATATATGATGAGTTAAATAAGCTATCTGGCGGCCTCTCAGACGCCACGGAACAAAGAATTAAGATAACCACTATATCTCAGTCCGATCTGCCGTTAAATCCAGTATTTCAAACCGTCACAGCAAATACATTTACAGGTAATTTAATAGGAAATGTTACTGGCGATGTAACGGGTAGTATTAATTTAAATCAAGGCAAGGTTTTTATTGGTGATGCTAATAATAAAGCAGTAGCAACTACATTTGGTATTGTGAATGAGGCTAGTCCTTCAGGCGGTGGTTCATTAGCATATAATAACGGTACATTTACATTTACTCCTGCTTCTGTTCCTAGCCTTACAGGATATGTGCAAACAATATCTACTAGCGCTACATCAGGGCTTTCTAGTAATGAAAGTAGTGGCACAGTAACTATGTCTTTAGATGTTAATAGATTAACTGCAGAAACAACTGTTACTAGTGGTGATTTTTTAGCATTAAGTCAGTCAGGTAATACTAAAAAAGTTACTCTTGCTAATATAGATTTAAATTTATTAAATAATAATAACTCTGGATTTATAAATGATTACACTGTAACTCAAGCAGATGTAACGCAGCATCAAGCTGCGCTAAGTATTACAGAAAGCCAGATATCTGATTTACAAAGTTATCTTACTGCCCACCCCACTATAGGTGGTAACGCAATTACTCAAAACAATAGTGGTAATTCTTTTATACAAGATCTTACCTTTGATGGTAATGGTCACGTTACAGCTGTAGCTTCTGCAACAGCTTCTTTTACAAATACTAATTATTATTTAAACGGGGCTAACTGGGCTACAGGAACTGGAGTTTTAACATTAAATGTACAAGGCGCTAGTGATGTTACCGTTGATTTAGATGGTCGTTATCTTACTGCTCTTCCATCACATAATCACAATGATTTGTATTACACGGAATCTGAAGTAGATGGATTTTTGTCAGGCAAAGATAACTATCAATCTTGGACTATATCAGATAGTGTTTCTCCAACGCCAAATACGGAAGCAATAACGTCAGGATCTACACTAAAATTTGCAGGAAGTGGGGCTACAACTGTTACTTATAATCCTTCTAATAACATAATGACTATTAGTTCTACTGATACTAATACGGATACTAATAGTTTTGTTAGTGCTGGTAGTTATAATGCTTCTACAAAGGACTTAACTTTAACAATTACGGGTCAAACAGACCCTGTAATAGACTTAACAGCTATTGATGCTGATAAGTTAGACGGGCAAGAAGGGTCTTATTACTTAAACTATAATAACTTAAATAATTTACCATCATTAAACTTTGATAATTACGATCATTGGACTTTAACTGTTGGAACTGACAGTTCTGATATATCATCTAATGATGCAGTAACTTTTATTGCTGGAACCAATGTAACGCTAAATAAAAGCGGAACTAATGTAACAATAAATAGTTCTCTCCCATCTGGAGCTATAGATACTATAACTACTAGCAATACTTCAGGGCTAAGCAGTAATGAATCTAGTGGTAATGTAACTCTTAATTTAGCCATAGGTAATCTTACTGCGATAACAACAGCTGATTCACAAGACTCTATTGCAATACTTGATGGTAGTACTACTAAGAAAATTACGCTAGATAATATACCTCTTAGTGCTTTTAATGATGATTCTACTTTCTTAAAAGATGCTGATTTTACTAGCAATGGATTCTTAAAAAGAACTGGAAACGGAACTTATGCGGTAGATACTAATACGTACTTAACATCTGAAACGTCACATTCGGATGTGTTAGTAGACGGTGACTTTGCTACTGCTGGATTTATGAAAACTAATGGGTCTGGTACGTATAGTGTTGATGGTAGTACATACTTAACATCCGTTTCTTCGTCAGACGTTACACAACATTTGTCTGTTGTTACTCAATCTGCTAATGCTGGTGGTGAGTTAAGTTTAGTAAATGGAGAATTTAGGTTTAAACCAGCAGCAGTATCATCTTTTATAGCATTAACTGATTTAAGCGCTGCAAATGATACTCTTAACACATCAACTAGCGGTAGTCTTAGTTATTCAAATGGTACTTTTACTTTTACTCCACCAGATTTAAGTGGTTTTTTAACGTCACTTCCTAGTCATAATCATAATGATTTATATTATACAGAGACTGAATTAAATGCTGGTCAGTTAAATAATTTATATTATACTGAATCAGAGGTAGATGGTTTTCTTGGCAATAAAGATAATTATGACCATTGGACTATAAGTGACGGAACAAACTCTGGAGACATAGATACTGGAGCTACTCTTACTGTAGCCGCAGGAACAGGTATAACAACAGCATATTCTTCAAGCACTCAGACTCTTACTATTGAATCAACATTAGCAGGCGGAGACATTACCGCAGTAAACACTGCTACTGGTTCAGGGTTGTCTGGCGGAGCATCTACAGGCGCAGCTAATTTGCAGATAAGTGTTTTGAACTTAACAGACATGACTGATGATGTTGTAGGCGGGAATGATGAGCTTATTATTAGAGATGCTAGTGTAGTAGGTAATCAAACTCGTAGAAAAGCAATAAGCGAAATTAAATTATCTCAGTTTAATAATGATGCTGGATTCGTTACAAGTACAGGTGATAACACCTTTGTAACATCAGCTTCATTCAATACTGGAGATGGTGTTCTTACCCTTACTAGAAACGACAGCAACACAGTTACTGCTGATTTAGATGGTAGGTATTTAGAGCTGGGTGGTGGCACTCTTACTGGTGATTTAACACTTGGAAATAACTCTACTGACAGGAGACTAAGAGTTTATTATAGTGATAATGCTTACACAGAAGTGAGAGGATATGGTATTCAGTTTGATAGAGCATCATCATATATCCGACCAACTGGTGACAATACAAAAGACATGTACTTTGGTGAAATTAATAAAACATGGAGAAACATTAGTTTTGATGCCACCGCAGTACAATTCAGTAAAAATAATGTTGATTATTTAACTATAAATTCAAGTGGTGATGTAGATATATCAAATGACCTTAATATTGATGGGTCTTTTACAAATACTAACGGTAACGCTAGTTGGAGAAAATCAGGTAGTAACTATACAGCAACTTGGATAGATGATAAGACAGTTAAGTTTGTTAAAAGCTCTAGTTCTTATGCAGCTACTACACCATACGCTGAACACCAAAACTTTATAGCTACCTTCTCATTTAAGACTAGTAACGCTACTCATCTTGGGTTAGTTTATCATGGTCAAAACTCACCATCAGAAGATGGTTACAATGTAATTATACGCAGTTCAAATACGGTAAGAGTACAGAAAAGACAAACTAATGTAGGTCAATCTTATCTTATAGGCGGCGTTAATGGTACTGCTATTTCAGGTGTAGATATAGATGATGGTAACTGGCACAGAGTTACCGTACAAGTCATTAGTCAAAAGATACGAGTAGATATTGATGGAAACCAGATTATCAATGGTGAAATAAACGACACTACATTTACAGAGGGTGGTGTAGGTTACATTGCTTTTGACGGAACTGTAGAGTTTAATAACCTTGAGGTTCAAGAGATACCTTCCACTACGTTTATAGATACGCTAAATTTAAATGGTATATCTGAGGGTGCTAGTAACACTGTAGCCCTTATGTGGGATCCAGGAAAAAACGTTACATACAGAACACTTGGTTCCAACGCCTTTAATAGTGACACGATACCTACTGCTTCTGACTTTTTACCAATTACAGGTGGTACGCTTACTGATGATTTAAAGATAAACTTAAACACCAATGCACAAGGCAACTTTGTAGATAATATTGGCGAAGTAGGTTCAGGCAACTTTTGTCTGCAAGTAAGCAACTCTGCTGAAAACGCCTTGAAACCTTTAGGGTTTAGAGCAGAGAAATTTATATTTGCTAATGGCAACGTGGGGATTGGTACTGATAGTGCTGAAAAAAAATTACATATCAACGATGTTACGCAAGCAAATCAAGCTATTCGATTTGGAAACCCAACTGCCACACCTTATGGGGAAATAAACTATGATGCTTCAGGTTTTGAACATCTTTATATAAGAGCAAAAGGCACAACAACGGGATATGGAAATATTGTATTTGAAACGGGTGGTTCACTAGCCGAAGCCATGCGCATCAAATCAAGCGGTACTATTTTAGGTACAGGAACCTATACTGCTGGTAATTCTATTAAAATATTTGAGGCACGGAGGTCAGGTGGTGCAGTTGCTAGTGATTGGAGTTATGACGATGCGACTACTGATATGTCATTAGGAACTTCAACGGCACATAGATTTTCTTTAAAAACTAGCGATACTAACCGACTCACTATCGATAGTTCGGGTACCGTATTAGTGGGTGCTGATTCAGATACTGGTACAGGCGCAGGTCACGTTCTTTTTGCCAATGGTGCTTCTTATCAAGTTCGTGATGGTGGTTTTACTGCTTTATTTAAAAGATTAAATAGCGATGGTGAAATACTAAGATTTTACAAAGATAGTGCACAAATAGGAAGTATTGGTTCTGATGTTAGTAGATTATCTGTTAATTCAAGTGGGAATAATATATTTTTACAAGTTGGTGGTAGTACAAAAATGGCTATTGACACTAACGGTAAAGTATATCCTGGGACTCACAACGCCAATGATTTAGGATTTAGTACTAGCCATGCTTGGAGAGATTTATATTTAAGTGGTGATGCTTATATAGGGGATGCTCTTGATGTTGGTGGTAATGTAGATATTGATGGTAAATTAACCTTAGACCCAAACTCATTAACAAATGGTATAATTAATACACCAGCTTCTTTAAGAATAAATATAGATAGTAATAACAATAATACTGGTGAAAAGTTTGTTATTGGTCATAATCAAGACAGTATTAATAATAACAACGAACTGTTTGTTGTTAATGAGTCAGGAGACGTAGAAATTGCTGGAAATGTAACTGCTACAAATATATTAACAGTAGCAGGAGCAGGAACAGGCAGTCCTTTCTTGCAATTCACACAAGGTGGAACCCAAAAAGCATATATTCAATATGCAGATTCTGGAGATTCTTTTGAATTACAAAGTGATAATCAATTTGTTGTTAGAACTGGTGGAAGCACTACAGCTTTTACCATAAATAATTCACAGCACGCAACTTTTTCTGGTGACGTAGTGGCTCCGCTTTTTGAAACAACTGGAACTGGTTATCTTTATTTAGGTGGTCATGTACGATTAAATAATCCTGGCAGTGGAACTTTTAAAATTGGTCAATATAATGGCAGTAGCTGGAATGATACACTAAATATAACTAACGATGGCAACGTAGGGATTACTGGTGACGTTGAATTTAGTGGAAATACTTTAATATCTACAGATACTAGCGATGGCTCAGATAATGCTCAAATAATAATAAGTGGTGGAGGGGCTAGTGGAGACACGAGAGGCGCATCAATTCACGCCTCTGGAAATGAACATGGTAATGGTGGCTTACTACAGCTAAGAGCAGGAAGTGGAACTGTTAGTGAAATAAGAAGTTATACAAGCGGTACTGAACGTATGCGTATAACAAGTGCAGGTGATGTCAACTTCTATGGGGTATCTCAAAATGCAGATATGGTTTGGGATAGAAGCGCAAAAAGTTTAGGTATTGGTGAAACAATTCCTACTAGTAAACTTTCAATTAAGGGCGCTCAAGCTGCTATAGATATAACAAGGGGAACTTCTGGTGATAGTAAGTGGGGGTTTTCTTCAGATTCAACAAGTTTATACATTGCTGAACTTTCAACTGGAGCTACAAATTATGTAATGGCTATTAAGGATAGCGGTAACGTTGGTATTGGTACTACTAGTCCTACATCTAAAGTTTCTATTACTGACAGTGCTACAATGTATGCTGCTGTTGATGGCATACTTCTTGATGTAAAAAGAAATGCCTCTAATGGTGGCGAGACTACTGGTAGAGTTGGGTTAAGACTAGCTAATAACAGCAATGGATTTAACATATATTATGGCGGAACAACTGATAGATTAAGATTTGTAGATGGTGGTAATACTGAGGTGCTGTCTTTAAAAAATGGTGGTAACGTAGGCATAGGCGCTACTAATCCTGCGCAGAAGTTAGTCGTTAATGGTGGTATTCATGCCTATGGAAACATAACCACGCCAGCTTCAGGTACGCATGGCTTGTTAATGGACTATTACATTGCTGATTCTCGTTTTTGGTCGAGAGGCACAACAGGTGGTGGAACAAGAGGTGGCTTTAAGTTTTATCAGCTAGAGGCAGATGGTACTAATCAGATAACTTCATTTGCATTAGACACCTCAGGTAATGCTTCATTTGGTTATGATGTAGATATATCAAGTGACCTTATTGTTGATGGCAACGTAGGTATTGGTACGGATAGTCCTTCTAGTATGCTTAACGTAAATACTACTGGTACATCTAATTTTGGACTTAAATTAAGTCGTAACGACTCTGCAACTGATGGATTTGAATTTACATACACACCCTCAAGTGCTGTAGCATTTATTGACGCTAAATACCCAGCTTCATCAGGTCAGGTATATGGTGATATAGTATTTAGGCATAATGTTGGCGGCTCTCAAACTGAAAGAATGAGATTAGAAGCCGACGGTGGTAATGTAATTATACAAGAAAAAGTAGGTATTGGTACTGATGACCCAAAAGAACTTCTTCACATTTATCAACAAGGTACAGTTAGTAATTATTATGACGAAGGAGCGTTACAGATTGGGGGTCCTTCAACTAGCTATGGAGCATTACTATCGTATCATGGCTCAAGTTCAGGTAGGGTTTCTTTAAGTAGTCTGTATAATACTGGTGGAGCAAACGCTACTTTATCATTTGGCTTTGGGGGTATAAACACAAGTGGCAGACCTACTAACGAAGTCCTTACTGTAAATCAGGCAGGCAATGTAGGTATTGGTACTACTTTGCCTAATGCACAACTTGAAGTTCTTAGTGATGGTTCGGCTGCTGTTGGTGCTGAAATTAGACTTCAACACGCTAACAACAACTCTACAGATGTAGTTTCTACAGTAAACTTTGCTAATAATGCTGGCTCTGTCGCAATGATACAGGGGGGTACAACTGGAGCAAATAATACTGGATATATTTCTTTCTTTACTGATAATGCTGGTACATCTTCAGAAAAGATGCGCATCTTATCAAGTGGTGGTATCACCTTCAATGGAGATACAGCAGCTGCCAATGCTCTTGATGACTACGAAGAGGGAACGTTTACACCACAGATTCACGCAGGGGCAAGTAACCCTTCCTTTAACTCTAATAACTATGGTAAATACACTAAGATTGGTAACGTAGTACACTGTTCAGGTAGGTTTAGCGTAAATTCAATTACAGCAGGCTCATCAAGTACAAACGTAGAACTAGGTGGTTTACCATTCGCTGCTAACACACCTCTTGGCACAAGCACAGGAGCTATTGCAGGAAGCATAGGTTTTGCAACTGGGTTTGCAGGTGAAGCGCCAACTATGATGCAAATTAGGGATGGTGAAACCAATGCTTTTTTATATTTTCAAAACTCAAGTTTAGGAATTAGTAACTTAAAGGGCAATGACTTCGGGACTGGCGCACACTCTATTGTATTTCAAATAACTTATCACGTTTAAACTTATGCTAGAAAAAACAGAATCATATACGTCTATAGACATCAAAGAACTTGGACAGGTGTCCTTACGAAAAACGACACGAGTAACTGACGATGGAACGGTCATATCCGAAAGCCATCACAGAGAGGTTAGGGTTCCTAACCAAGACATTACAGACCTGCCACAGCACGTGCAGGACACCATTAACGCATACTGGACTCAAGATGTCATAGATGCGTGGAACGAATTACAACAACAAATAAACGAAGAATCACAATGAGCCATATAACAACCCAATACGAAGCAGTGACTATTGACCCTAGTGGGTCAGTATCAGTACGAGTCAGCAAGATATTTGTTGACGATAACGAAATAGAAGTAGCAACCGCCAGAGAGAAGCAATACTTTCAGAGGGATGCTACGATTACAGGTTTACCAGATCACTACCAGTCAGCTATCAACGCTTTTTGGGCGGGCCTACCCGCCATAGAAGAACCAGTAGAAGAAAAAACTAGCACTCAGGAAATTGATACAGAAGAAACCTCTATTGGCGAATAGTTATAACTTTTGTACATTATAATAATTTAACGTTAATTAATAATAATTATGGAACGACTAGAACAACTAAAACAACAACGAGAACAACTAATACTTCAACTTAACGAAGTTGACTATCTTATTAAAGGATATGAAAACACCATCGCTGAAAAAGCAAAAGAAAGTGAAGAAGAAGTAGAAGAAGTAAAGGAGGACTAAAATGCCAAAACGAGGATTATATGCTAATATACATGCTAAACGAAAACGTATTAAAGCAGGAAGTGGTGAGAAAATGAGAAAGCCAGGTAGCAAAGGAGCTCCTACGGCTAAACAATTTAAACGAGCTGCTAAAACTGCAAAAAAAAGCAAAAGATATGGCAAGTAAAAAAGATTCTCGTTTAGCACGGGCAGGCGTTTCGGGTTTTAATAAGCCCAAGCGCACGCCCAGTCATAAAACAAAATCTCATGTAGTAGTTGCCAAAGAAGGCAGTAAAGTAAAAACTATACGATTTGGTCAGCAAGGTAAAACTGGTGATAAAACTATGACCAAAAGAGCAAAAAGTTTTAAAGCTAGACATGGAAAAAATATAGCTAAAGGCAAAATGTCTGCAGCATACTGGGCAAATAAAGTTAAATGGTAAATTATTATGTATAAAAAATATAGTCCTAAACAAAGAAAAATAGCTAAAGCAGCTAAACCTAAAGGAAAAATTACAGGTGCTGATTTTAAAGCACTAAGAAAAAAGAAAAAGTCAGGATATAAGAAGAAGTAGTATTTATTTGCTACTTATCTTATATTTGATTATAACTAAATAAAAATATTATGTCTTACAACCCTTATCAAGGATATCAAGCAGCAAGCAATCCTAATGCAGGAAATATAGGCAAGGTCGGAGGATCTTTAGCTAAAATTGGTGGAGCAGTAGGAGTATTAGGTGGTTTAGGAAAAGTAGGTGCTTTTTTAGCCAACCCTTTGGTTGGCGCAGGAATAGGTTTATTAGGTGGTCTTATAAGAACTAAAAGAGCGTCAAGAAGACAAACATCTGCTATGCCATCTGGCATGCAACAATTAGTTTCTCAGTTACAAGAACCTGATATAGAAGAGTTCAGAGAAATAGCAAGACAAGCGGCGCCTTCTCAACAAGATTTAATGAGGTTAGCAGCGGCTACAGGAGGTAGTCAAGCAAGCGCTACTGCTCAAGCAATGGGTGGGCAAACTAGAGCTATGGATGCAGCATTAAGATCTTTTCAACAACAAGAACAAGCCAATCAAGGGTTACTAGCTAATCTTTATTCTCAACAATACGGCGCTATGCAACAAGACAGAGCCTTTAGACGCCAAACAGGCGTAGATATATTTAGTAATATAGCTAACCTAGGGGCAGGTATACTAGGTCAAGGTTATGGAGATAAATTATTTAAAGATAGACAAAATCAAATGGGTGGTTACTAATGGCTATTAATTTTGCAGAAGTATTTTTACGAGAGTCAGGGGCAGAACAAGATAGAGCGCAAAGCATGGCTGAAATGCAATTACGTGCTAAACAGTTTGAGCAAAACTTAGCTGTTGCAGAAGCTAATGTAGAAATAAATAAGTTAGCTCAAGCATTAGAAAGAGATAAATTTAATCAAAAAACTTTAGATGATGCTAGTAAAGCGGCAGAATTAGCTAGACAGTTTGATGCTAATTTGCAAAATAGAAAAGATGAATTTAAAGCTGAACTAACCCTTAAAAAAAGTGAGCTTAATTTATCAGAAAAGCAATTTGAGGAACAAATACGTCAATTTAATAAAGCCCAAGATGCTGAATTAAACAGATTGAAAGTAGATGCTGCTATTAAATACAAATCATTAGAGCAAGACCAGCAACAATTTTTAGAAACAATGGGGCAGAATGAAGAGTTTTTCTATGCAGATATGAATTTTAAGTTACCAGAAAGAGATGCCAACATAGAAGCACAAAGATCAATAACAAAAGGTCGAGAGATACAAAATTCAGTAAATGAAATTCAATTAGGTATAGCAAAAAGAGGAGATGAGTTTGCGCAAGAACAAACTTCTGACAAAATAAAAATATTATTAGGTTTTAAGCCTGAAGATAATTTAACAAATGAAAAATCTGAATTTATTGCAATAAGGCAATTAAAAGAAAAAGGATTAGAATTAACACAAAAACAACAAGAACTTGCGCAGGCTCAACAAACTTATTTTGAAAGACCTAATTTGTCATTTGAAGAGGCTGCTGAATCTGTTAAACAAGGTCCATTTTCACGATTTAAAACTGTAAGTCCATTTGAAAGAAATGTTTTAAACCCAATTAAAAATGTTCTTGGTCGTGCCGTTTTAGGTGAAATTCCTAGTATGGAAGGAAGAATGATGAGGGGTTTAGAGTCAGAATATGGAGTTAGAAGTAAATCTCTTCTTGAGGCTTTACAACAAAAATCAACAGAAGGAAGTATTGTTCCTGGAATGAATCCTGATCTTAGAAATATATATCAAGGCCAAGCTGCTTTAAATGTGTTAAACCCAGATCCATTTAATCTTAATATTAACACAAGTACAATAGCTGGACCTAATTATCCTTTTTATGGGGCTGATTATAGTAATTATATTCAAATGATGATGCCTCAAGAAGAGGTTATACCGGAACAATAAAATGACAGAAGAAGAATACGGCAAAAGATATACGGATCTTGTAAGGCTGTATCGTTCTAGTCCTGCCTCTTTTAGCTCTGATGATGTTGATCAAATAGAATATATAGCAAAAACATTAGGCAGAAGATTTTCTAGAGACCCTCAAGCAGCTGAAGAAACTTTAGGTAAACAGGTAGGTGACGTTATAGGTCAGTTTACTAGTGGTCTTGTTAGTGGCTTTACTACTATACCTATAGGAGATGACCCCGAAGATATACCTGAAGCAATAGCGAGGAGCATAGGACAGTTAAGTGGTTTTCTTGGATATGTACCTGGTTTAGGTATGGCTACAAAAGCAGGAGCTATGGCATCTGCTAGAGTATTAACTAAAACTGCAGGGCTTACTGCAAAAACCTCTCCTAAGGCTTTTAAAGCTGCTATGCAGGGTAGAAGAGCAGTTAAACAATTTGACACCGCTATAAGGCAGCCAGGCGCTTTAGCTGGCAAGTCTATTCCAATGATGGTTGGTAAAAAAGCTACCGAGTATGCTAAAAAGTATGTATTGCCTCCTGTAAATAATCAAGCAAGAAAATATTTTAGTAAAGGTGTAGCTGAAGGGTTAGAAGATTCTTTTGAAACTGCTGTACAATTAGGTGCTGCGAGCGCCATATCTAGTTGGACTGGTGGTGTAGATCAAATAATTAGAGGTGGTTTGTTTGGCGCAATAGAAGGTGGTGTATTTAGAGGCATTACTAATGCTACCCAGTTAGGCAAAATGATAGCTAAGGGAGGCAAGGAAGCTAAACAAGCTAATCTTGCAATACGTACTATATCATCAAGTATATATGGTGGTATGCAAAGTAAAACATTTGGTGATCCTATAGAGTTACAAGTATATCATTATTTGCTTGGTGCATTTTTTGGTATAACAGATGTTCCTTTTTCACAAAGAAAAGCTATAGAGTTTGTTAATAAATCTACAGGGTTAAGTAGGGAAGAAGCCCAAGCAGGGCTTACAGAAAGAATGTTAAATCCTGAGTTAAATCCTGGCTTTAAAGATTTAAGTAAAGAAGTACAAGAAGAAGTAGTAGATCAATTAGATCAAATGTTTGGCAAGCCTGGAGATGCTAGAGCAATATTTGGAGAGTCATTAAGACGAACATTGTCAGAAGAATCTAAAGAAAATATTGTACATGAGTTTGCTAGAAAGAAATTTGAAGAGTTTGCTGATTCAGATGAAAACTTAACGTTTGAAGAAGCTAAACAAAAAACATATGATTTTATAAAAGACAAAGATTTTAGCAGGCTAATAAGTAGTCCAGAGTTTTATTTAACAATGAATGATGGTGTAAAGGCTGAGTATGACCCTCAAAAAGGAGTAAACCTTTCTAATAAAGCTATTGTAGAATTATCATTTTTTGACCATGAAATACCCACAGTATTACAAGACCCATTGTTAAGGTGGGCTGAAAACTCTATACCAGACCAACCAGAATTAGTAAATAGTTTAACTCTTGATTCTGGTAAAATTATAAATACAAGTATTAAAGAAGGAAGAAGTTTTGAGGAAGCAATCAAAGGTGTTAAAAATAATTGGTTTGCTAAAACAGGAAGTCTTTTGCCAGAATCTACAGAGTCTATAAATTTATTAAAAAAGTCTTTTAAAAAATTATCACATCAAAAAAGACAAAAGATATTAATATATGATGCTAATAAGACTGATGATACTAAACCATTCTTTACAGAAAGTGATGGTAATTTATCTGACTTTAGGTCTATTAATGAATTTAAAGCAGACAGTGCTGTAGCAAAGGCTGTTAAACGTTTAATACCACACACTAAAAATAATATATTTTTATCAAAGTATACTGATACTGGTAAAATAGTAAGCACACTATCTAAAAACTTCTTTAAGATTACTCCAGATGCTGGTTATGATCTTGACATAAATGAAGTTAATAATTATGTAATTAGGGCAGGGCTAGAAGGTAAACCCGTAATTGCAGGTATTAAAGATTCAGGAAAAATAGTACATGCAAATGACTGGAATTTTGATGATAGCAATAGCGCTTGGCTTGTTGATTTTACTACTAAGGTAGAGAATATAAATAGAATTGATGATAGTCTTGGTATTAGAGTAAGTATGACCGAGATAAACCCTGCGACAGACGGAATTAATAATCCTGAATTAGTAGAAATTAAAATGGTTCAGGATAAATATACCTATAACAATATTAGATTATTAGAAGAATTAAATGGTTTATCTATAGAAGATATTGTTAGGTATAACAAAGAAGACAGAGATGCAGGTAGAAAAGAGAGGTTTATAACAAAACCAGAAGATATAAATAAAAGGATGCAACCCTTATCTGATGGTAATCCTCCTTTAAGTAAAGAAATAGGCAATATAAAAGCCGCTATTGTTAAGAGCGATGATGCTCAGCATTATTTAAAAATGTTAGATTTAGACGAAACAAATAATGATGGTATTATTTTAGTGTCATCTAATATGTTTAAAAAAATAGCTAACGATATAGGTGCTGATGAAAATAAAGATGGGTTTTTAAAGTTTACTATTGCTGGTCAACAGGGTGATGGTAAGGGCATGATTATTGGTAAACTCGGCGCTTTTAAAGCAAGCAAAAAAACTGATCCGTTTTTAAAGAAAAATAAAATAGATTTTTTAATGTTTGATACCGCTGTAAAGCAAGCAGGATTAAGAGATATAAGTACATTAAAATTTACTAAAGAAGGAATAAGTATTGCAGAAGAAGGTGGATTACAGTCATTTAATATAGATCCAGAAACGGTTAGAATAAACTTAAATGTTTATGAAAAAATGCCAGAAGACACAAGGCTTGTAAAGCAGTTTGTTTCTTTAATGGATACACCTGAGTCTATTGAAAGGCTTACTAAAAATATTATTAGAATATCTTTAGATGGAAATGCAGAGACAAATAAATTAATACAGTCTCAAGATTTTAAAAATACTTTTGTAACAGATATAAATGTTGATGACATTAGCATAGAGAATATTAT